TGAGATTTCAACCTAACTGCTGCTTCACTATCATCTTGAATTTTAGGACTACTAGAACTTACTACCTTCGATACTTTCCTTACTTTTTTATTTTTCAGATTAGCATTCTTTTTAATCTGATTATACCGGAAGGCATCAGCTAATAATAATATAGCTCTATGATCAACTAACATCGATATTTCTTCATCTGTATAGCCTTTAGACCTAGCAAATTCGACCATATCTTTTTTAAATTCTGGCCCTTTTTTCTCATCTGCATATATAGGAAGTTTCTCTGCTAATATCTTTTGTTGATTACTAACAAATTTTGAATAGTTTTCTTCAGCTTCTTTTTGCTTTTCAGCTTTTATTCTGTTCTGTTCTTGTTGAACTTCAAGTTGAAGCTGTTTTTGTCTATCTTCCTCTGCTTTGAGTTTCACATATTGGGCTGGATCTTCTTGATATAGTCTTTCCATATCAACATTATTAGATGTTGATTTTATGTGTTCAGACAATATTTGAAGTTGCTGTTCGTATTGATCTCGTTTGATTTTAGCCTCCTCGTTTAACCTAGTTGCTTCAGCATTTTTTGCTTCAACACTCTTTCTATCTTGCGATAGTTTTTCGGTTTTACGAGTATAGTCGCTTTGTCGAGAATATCCCTTTTTGAGTTCATCAAGGGTAACTTCTACATTTTCACCATTTACAGTTAATGCGTAAAGTTCCTGATTAGTATCTGAAGGTGTTTCATCTTCAATTTGATCGATTAGTTCTGGATCATCATAAGTTTCTTCGATATTCGTCTCCGAGTCGCTTACCTCTTTTGATGATTCTTCACTTGCTACTTCTTGAGTCTCAGAGGCTTGAGGATCTAATAAGTTCTTCAAGTTTGTAGCTGCCTCACTTACATTTAGAGGCTTGGGCATAGGTGCAACAGATTCATTTTGAGTTTCTGTTGCAGATTCCATCGCTGGTTGTTCTGCCATTTAATTTCTCCTATTTTTTTATGATTTTGCCTGTTTCCATAACAGACTTCATTTGCATCACAACAAGTTCCAACATTCTCCTCATAACGAAAATGTTTTCTCTCTGTTCTGAATTTTGTAGATCGCTATTTAACCATTCTATATTTAGGTCGGATCGAATTTTGTTTACTGCTTCTATAAATAATGGGTGTTCTAATATTTGTTTTGCTTCTTGACTTCTTTTTTGTTCGTTATCTGCCACGAGTATAACCCATTCCTGTAAATGCTTGAGAGTTTATTTGTTTCTTTGGTGAGGTGTATGTTCTTTTCGCTTCAAACATTTTCTCACTAGCACTTTTTTCTCTATTAGCTTTTGGAGGAGAATAAGAAACTATGTTAGTTGCACCAAAGTTAGACTGAAATGGATTTATATCAACATTGGCATTATTATCTTTGTAAACACTAGCTCCCATGAAATCTGCTTTATCACCTCTTTTGGTTACATCAGCCATAGCTTGAGCTTCTTCAGCAGTTTTACCTAAGGTATTTTGTGCAAAATCCATCATATTATCTTTTGCTAATTGATTTTCAAATGCTTGGTTGGCTTGTGCTAATGCTAAGTTACCGCCTTTAGCAAAATAATAACCATCATCTTTTTTATCAATAATACCAGCATCAGCTAATCTTTTTGCATCTAGGTAAACACCTAATTGACCAAAGGGTGTAAATCTTTTAAACATTCCACTTAATCCATCACCATATAAATCTAACTTTCCTGATCCAAAATAAGATTGAACATCATCAGCAGTGCTACCACCTAAACCTAAATTCATAAAAGCATTTTGTTCTGGACTAAATACACTTCCAACACCTTGATAGGTTTCTCCCATCATATTGTTATCATCACCATCACCCTGTGACTCCATCTCTGGTAGAACACAAGCCTGAAGGACTGGATCATAAACTCTGCCCTCTCCAGGATATAATTCATCACAGTTAGGAGTATCAATACCTGGTGTTTCAGGTGAGGGTTGTGCTGCTGGTGGTATGAAAGGAGTACTGTCCACTATATAGGGGTTTGTCGATGGACTTGGAAAAGGAGGAAACCCACCAGCAGTATTGTTGAGGTAATTGTCTATAATGCCTTGTGCTTTTGTGCCTTGTAGAAATGGTGTAAATGCCATTAGTTTATTCCTTGTTGTATAATTTTAGTTGCTAATTTTTCTTTTTCTAAATTTTTGCTCTCAGCTTCGTTAAGAACTTCGGTTGCTAGTTTTTGTTGGTCTAAATTTAATTTTTCTGCCTTAAATGTTTCATCAACTTGTTGTTTTCTAGCTTTAAGTTGTAATTCTGCTTGATCTTTTGCTCTAAGCCTCTGCTGTTCAGCTTGAGCTAATTGAACTGTAGGATCAGGTCTTGCTTGTCTGGGTTGTGGTGGAGGCATGGTAGCTGGGTTGTTAAAGAACTGACTTGCATCTTTGTAACCAGCATTTTCTAAATACTTCTCTAAGGTATTATATATCTTTTGAGGATCGACAATACCCATTCCACCAGCACTTATAAGTTTTTCTTGTACTGCAAGGACTCGACCTAATACTTCTAGTCGCTGATCTTGTGATCCTGTACCTAGTCCAACTTGTACTGTTGCATTGTATCTATCAAGCCATTCTCTAGGGTTCATAGGTACAAATCTATTTCTTAATTTTATTATTCTCTCTTGGTCTTGGTACTTACAAACTAATTGTAAGATCCCTTGGAACATTCTTTTGACACCTTCACTAAAGTTACGAGCATATAACTCTATTCTTTGTGTCGATGCGTTCATCATCACATTGGCACTAGTTGCTGTAGTGTGTGATTTATTAATAGTTTCACTATCAAGGCCCATTTGAACTTTAGATACACCTGATCTGCCTTCTCTTACTTGATCGATTTTGTCGATCATGGCTAGACCTTCTCTCATAAAGTTAGGTGCTGCCATAGGAGAGACTGCTCCAGGTGATTTCACCCTCACAATCCCCCCAGCTCTAGATGTAAGGAGGTCGTCTATGTTAGCTTGGCCATCAACAACCACTGTTCTTGCGTTATTTTGCAAGTATGCGTTGTTTAAAGTTTGTCTTAAAAGGGTGGTCTTAATCTCTTGAACATCACCTATCAAATCGTAAATTGATAATCCGTAGAAACGATGAGGCATAGGGATAGCAGTAACAGTAGCAAAAGGTATCTGTTCAATGGGTTCATTTTCTAATATGTGATAGGAGTTTACTCCTGATCCACCAACTACTATGTGTCTTAGCTCTGCAATACCATCGTTGTCATAATCACACTTCATATAGCAATCAACGACTGCAACTCTAGTCAATAAGGGATCAATGTTTTGATAC